AAACGCGCAGGTAAGACTGCAAACCTTGCAGCAAATCATCCAGAGCAATCCCGCCGTCCAGCAGCGCTACGCCCAAGACGAAATCTTCCGCAGCATGATCGACGCGAGAGCACAAGCCTTCCAGTTCCAGTTGCAACAGCAGCAAAACGCAGTCATCGGCCGCACCGGCGCCCAGCCCGCGCTGCAAAAGATGGCCCAAGACCAGCAACTCGGCATGACCGCCCAACCCGCCGCCTAATTATAGCGAAGTTAGAGAGTTTAGCCCATGCACCCCAACGTCTCAGTCAGAAACATCGCCGGACTAAACATCCCGCAGCACAACGCGGTTGAGCTAAATTACGTCAGCACGACAAACAACCTTTCCACGGTGGTCTACAAAGAAGGCAGCCAGACAGTCGCCACGCTCACCTTCACCTATGTCGGCGGCACGCCGTCCAGCGATGACGCCAAGATCGCCACCGTCACCCGCTCTTAAATCTCCAATTTCTAATCTCAAATGCCTTGGACGTTTAACCCCTTCTCCGGCACGTTCGATCAAAAAGGATCGGGCGGCGGCGGCGGCGCGTCCTACATCGACGGCGAGGTGCAAAACTTCAGCGCATTGCCCACCGCCAACCCGCCAGCCGTAGACAGCGCCTACCTCGTCCGCGAACCCGAAGGCACTTGGCTCATCAACCGCAAACCCGCTGGCATCTACATTCGCGTTGCCACCACCGGAACACGCGCAACTGACTGGACCTACGCCGGCATTCTGCCGGATGTCTTCAACGACGCCAACTTCCTCCTCTACGACAACGGCGACAGCTCCAAAAATTTAGCCTTTGAACTCTCCGGCATCAGCGCCAGCACGACCCGCACGCTGACGGTCGCCGACCGCTCTGGCGTCAACGTGGTCAGCGACACCTCCGCAGGCACCGGCAGCGACGTGGTCAACAACATCGTGAGCCTCACCCAAGCCGAATACAACGCCATCGGTTCACCCGACGCGGCCACCTTGTATCTCATCACCGATCCCTGACCTATGGCCCTCCTGCAAAAAGGTTATCTCGGTGCCACGCCGCTCTTCCGCAACGTCGATTGGTTTGAGGCGTCCTACACTCCGGTCAACTCCAGCGCCGAGGTATCGCTCACCGCCAACACTTCCGCGCACACCAAGGGTTCGTATTCCGAGCTTATCGCCTCCACTTCCGCCAATGCGGGTCTGTTGGTGCTCATGGTGCAAGACATCGCCGCAGTCTCCACCAACACCGCCACACTCATTGATGTCGCCACGGGAGCCAGCGGTTCCGAGACGGATATTATTTCAAACCTCGCCGTTGGTGGCGCTCTGACCACCAGCAGCCCAATAGGCGTTGCCGTTTCTATTCCGTTTCAAATCCCCAGCGGCACGCGACTGTCTGCCCGCATCCAGTCTGTGGTCACAGGCGGTAAAACGGCAACCGCACAAGTATTCCTTTTCGACGTGGGCGGCGATTACGCCACGGCACCCACCAGCGTGGATGTCATCGGCGGCAACACGGCCAACAGCCAAGGCATCAGCTTCAGCGGAGCCAGCGGAACATGGGTGCAAGCAACGGCATCAACATCACAAGCCTACCGCGCCGTGGCCATCGTGCCGTCTACGCACAGCACAGGCATTGGGACGATTGCCCCACAACTGGAGCTTGGCGTTGGCGCGTCAGGAAGCGAACAGGTGTTTGGCTTAACGATTGCCTCTTATTCCAACAACGAAAACTTGCAACCCGCGCCGCCTTATCTGTCGCTTTTCGGACGCAACATCCCCGCAGGCAGCCGCCTCGCCGTCAGGCACAACATTGCCACTGGCCCGACCCTCTACGGCTTCTGCCTCATCGGCATCCCATAAGTCATGCAAAACTGGCACCTCCTTTATAACACCACGACAGGCCAAAGCGTCAGCATCGGCACCGTCATCGCCGATCCGCTACCGGAAGGCATCACCGCGCTCCCGCTCACCGACGAGCAAGGCGAAGGACTGCAAAACGGCACCCTCATCTGGGACGCCGCCACCCGCACGCTCATCCCCACGCCGCCGCCCGCCGTCACCGCCGAAGAACACCTCCGCAGTGTCGGTCTCGCAGGCGACCGCCAGCCCACACTTTTGTATCTGCGCCAAAGCCTTACCGCCGCAGGCAAAACATGCGCCGAGCTGGACGCCGTCGAGCAATACTTGCAGCAGATCCTCACCATGTTCGCCGCCAATCCGGCGCCGCGCAACGACTGGCCGAATCCCAGCGTCACCTTTGAAGCCGCCGTGCAGTCGGCCATGCAAACTCTTAACCCCTTAGTGCCTTAGTGTCTCCGTGAGAACTGTAACTCTTCAGTCTATTTTGCTCCGCGCATGGCAACGCGTCGGCAATGATGCCAGCACCATCGACGCTATCCCATCCGGCGCAAGAACCATGATGGTCGCCGCCGCCAACGAACGCATCGCCGACTGCTGGGAGTGGTCGGATTGGCCGGAATTGATGCGCGTCGAAAGCCGCACCGTGCAGGGCGATGCTACGAACGGCTATTACATCGACTATGAGCAGAGCGGACAGACTGCTATGGGAGAGGTCTTTGGCGTCCTGAGAGACAACCCCGCAACCCACGCCGCGCCCCGCGCCATTGGCTATACGCTCCTCGGAGATGCCATTCGCTTCCCCGAAGACACCGACCTGCCAACCACCGTCTGGGTCAACTTCCGCGTGCGGCCGACCGAATACAGCGCGAGCAACCTCACCGCGACCGTGCCCGCTGTCATCGCAAAAGCAGTCGGCTACCTGCTGACCTCGGATCTGCAAACCGAAGACGGCCAGCTCGACAAAGCACTCGCCATGGAACAGATGGCCGAGTCCGAGCTGATCTCCCAGCGCGACAAATATTACTTCCAACAGGGCCAACCCTCCATGTGGACCGCCCGCGTCAACCAATACTAAATTATGCACCCGAATACCCGCATCACCAACCGCACGTCCGGCAGCCAATTCATCGGCGACACCAACACCGTCACCGCTGACATCGTCTCCATCGACGTGATGACCGACACCAAGTTCCACACGCTCACCGGCAACCTGACTGGCGCCGCGAACGCCACCGAGGCCAGCGCCGCGCTCATCAAGGCAGGCACGACCCTCGACGGCTTCTTCAGCGCCATCAAGCTGCACAGCGGCACGGTCATCGCTTACCGCAAGTAAACCCATTGAGGAGCCGCGCGATGAGCTTGCAGTATTTTCATCACAACTTCAGCACGACGGAAAAAGGCGTCATCGGCACGGCCACGTCTATCGGCTCCTCAGTGTTTTCTATGCTCCCCCATTTAGAGACGACTCTCAGGGTCGCCGGTCTTTGTGTCGGTCTGGCCGTGGGCATCGTCACCTTAATTTCGGTCCTTCACGACCTGAGAAAGAAACAGAAGCAAAAATAATATGCGTAACTACAAAACAACCCTGCTCGGCATCCTCACAATCATCGCCTCGCTCTCGACCGCTGGCCGCGAGTTCTTGGCCAACGGCAGCATCCCCGACCTCGGCCTCATCGCCGCGAGCCTGCTCGCCGGTTGGGGCTTGATCGTCGCCAAAGACAACAACGCCCGCCTCTGACTCCATGGGCCACGCCCGCGTCACAAAACTCATTGCAGTTGCGATCCTCGCCGCGAGTTGGGCTGCTCTTGCGGCTGGCTGCGTAACGGTGGGCTACGATTTCATTAAGCAACAGGCAACCGTCACCGTCAACCCGCCGCCCAAAGGTCACGCGAAGTAACCATGTGGAAGTGGATCAGGAATCTGTTTGGCAAGAAGTCCGCGACTGGCCCAGCGCCAGCCTCGCCGAGCTTGCCATTAGAATCCACAACCGTCTCCACACCCGCCGCGAGCAAAGTCTACGACGAGCGCAGGCTGAACACCCCGAACAAAAGCGCCAGACCCATCACGCCGACCATGATCGTCTTGCATCACACATCCGGTAGCTACAACGGCTCCGTGAGCTGGTGCATGAACCCAGAAAGCAAAGTGTCCTACCACGTCATCATCGCCCGCAACGGCAACCGCACCGTCCTAGCCGACGACACGGCCCGCTGCTGGCATGCAGGTCTGTCGAGCTGGCAAGGCGTTCCAGACTGCAACAGCTATTCCCTCGGCGTGGCATGGGACGGCAACACCTACGAAGACCCGCTCGGTGAGGACGCTATGGACAGCGCCCTCGAATACCTCGTCCCCCGCATGCGCAAGTGGAACATCCCCCTAAACCTCGTCCTCACCCACCAACAAGTCGCCCCAACCCGCAAAACCGACATCTCCCCCGGCGACGCCGCCCGCTTTAAGAGCAAACTCCGTTCTGCCCTGACGCCTGCTAACTGACGACTGCCAACTTCCCCATGTCCCTCGAATCTCCAGTCCAACGCGCAGGCGATGCCGGATTCATCGGCTTCGCCAGCCGCTTGAACCCGCTCACGCTACCGGCAGGCATGCTGCAAGACAGCGTGAACATGCGCTTGGATCGCGGAGTCGCGCAGACCCGCAAAGGCAGCAAGCGCCTCACCGACACGATCGGCACTACCGGCGCCCCACTGACACTCGACTTTACCTTGGGCACCGACAAGACCGTCACTTCGATCACTCGCAGCTCAACCACGGCCACCGTCACCGCGACCGCCCACGGATTCACCAGCGGCGACCAAGTGAACATCCGAGGCGCCGTGCAGACCGACTACAACGGCGACTTCATTGTCACCGTCACGGACGCCAATACTTTCACCTACACCGTGAGCGGATCTCCCGCGACACCGGCCACCGGCACCATCATCGCTAACAACGGCCCCGAAGTGCGCGACAGCTACGACGGCGGACTCTATGCGGCCGGAGTCTTCGCCAGCCAGAACTACGACAACGCGGCGGAATACATCGTCCTTGCCGGATCAGACAGCGCCACGCTTTACCGGCAGGGACAATCGCCGGTCGTGAAGACCTACCCGACCAGCCCCGCCGAGAAGATCGAAGGCACAGACACCGTCTCGGTGGTGCAGGCGTTCAATCGCTTGTATGTCTTGCGCGAAGCTGATCGCACCGTCACCGGCTGGGAGCAAAAGCTCACAACGGCTTCAGGCATCACGGTTTCCTCGACCACGGCTACGGTCAACGTCACGGCCCATGGCTATCCGGCTGGCGCCCGCGTCCGCATCGAAGGCAGCACGACACCCGCCTTCGACGGCCACGAATACGACATCGTCAGCAGCTCGACCAACAGCTTTACCATCACCGTTCCATCCGGCACCGCCACGCACGCCGCCGCCACGATCAAGGTGCGGAGAACAAAGCCGCCGATCTATTGGGACGGCGGTAGCGGCAACTTCGT